TCACCGAGTCGCCGACCTTGGTCCACGACTTGGCGAAGTTGTCGGTGCTCTTCGCGGCGTTGTCGAGCCTGCCGCCCCACTTGGCCAGGGTGTCGGCGGTGTCGACGGTGACCAGCCGGAAGTCACGGCCCAGCCCCTCGATGCTGCCCTTCACCTTGGCGATGGACTTGTCGAGGTCCTTCAACGGCAGGTCGGCCTTCTTCATCGAGTCGCCGACCTGCACGGCCACCCGGTTCATGTCATCGAGCAGCCGCTTGTCCTCGTTCTGGACCGCCTTCAACAACGCCTGGGACTCGATGATGTGGTCGTTGACCGACTTGGCTCCCTCTTCTTTCTGTCTCGCGTAGTAGTCCTCCCAGATGCGGCCAATCTCCTTGGTGGTCTTGGTCGTCTGGCCCTTGATGTACCGGCCCTGGTAGTCCCACCGCTTGCGCTCGTCGGCGTTCATCGCCTCGATGCGCTTGGCCCACTCCTCCTCGTAGCCGCGCGCCCGGGCTTCGCCTAGATCCCTGCCCGCCTTCTCGGCGTCCTTGTTCAGCGCCGGGTCGTTCAGCCCGGAGTCGTCGCCCTTGTAGTAGACCCGGACGTAGGCCGACCCGATCCGTTCCCCGCGACCCGGAATGCCTGGCATCAGTTACTCCCGCGTCCCTTGGGATCGGCAGCGAGCAGCGCCATGAACGCCGCGCCCTCGGCCTCTATCTCCGCTTCGGTGGGTGGCCGCTTCGCCTGGCCGGGCAGCGGCTCGTTCAGCAGGGTGTCCCACTTCTCCCGATCCTCGGGCGACATGTACCGCACGCACCAGGCGTAGACGGCGTTGCAGAAGGTGGCCGCGCTCAACTTCAACAGGTTGGTCGGCAGATAGTGCGCTTCTATCTCGGGCCACCGGGCCTCCGCTATGGCGTAGAGACGGAGCGCAACGGCGTAGGGCGCGCGGTCCACTCCTCCACCATCCAGGCCATGATGTCGTTGACCATCTCGATCCCGAACGGGTCGGTCCGGTCCAGCAGCCAGTCGGTGGTCAACAGTTGAGACGGCTCGTCAAGGAGTGAGACGAAGAAGTCGATGATCCCGGCGACCTGGGTGTGCTCGCTGGTGTGCCGTCCGGTCGAGGCCATGAGCATGGCGAGTTGACCGTCGCTCGGCTTGAACGAGCGCAGCACCTCGTCGTGGCCCTCGACCTTGAACTCCAACGGCTGCTCTTCTTCGGTCGCTTCCTGGACCGCGCGTGCGAACTCCTTCATGGGCTAAGGATCGAGGTTCTGTGGACTGAACCTCTACTCCCCCGAAAACAGGGGGGTCACAGTCCCACCACTCCGGTCCACAGTTCACCCAGCGCCTCGTGCTGGATCGCGGCCCGGTTGTAGCCACGGATCAGGAACGGGTTGGCACGCTGGCCGCGCACCCGCATGTGGTAGCGCCAATACTGTCCGCCGCCCGGCGGCAGGGACATGAACAGTCCGCGCATCCGGGCCGGGATCACCGACCCGATCCGCTGCCCGGTCTCGAACCGGTTGGTGCTGATCTTGGGTCGGCTCAGCCGGGCTGCCATGAGCGCGTCAATGGTGGCCTTGTTCGCCCAGCCCAGGTTGGAGTAGATGTAGCCGCCGCGCTGGTAGGCGGTGCCGCCGTGCACGTACATCGTGTACGGCGCGGACGAGGTGACCGCCATGTCGATCGACTGCGGCCCGGTCCTGGTCATGGACGCACTGATCCCGGCGTTCAGCCTGCCGGTCCCGATCCTGGGGTAGCGGGCGGTGCTGTACTTCTCCCCGAACGCTCCACCCGGGGCGACACCCTTGGTCAGCACCTCCAAGTCGCGGCGAATCTCCTCGGCCCAGTCGTAGATTTCGTGGCCCGGCTCCCACAGCGTCTCCGGGTGCATGTCGGTGATCACCACCTCACCGACCGCCACGTCGATCTTCATGCGCTCCCGGCGAGCCATCAGCCCAGACCCATCGAGAGCGCCCACGTCCCTCCGACCAGGCCACCCGCCGGACCCAGCGGCGTGTAGGCGGACATGATGACTTCCTTCGGCGGGATCGCCGCACAGCAGTACACCGCCTGCTGCATGACCAGCGAGTCGGCGATCTGCAACTGCGCCGCCGCCAGCAGTTCCGCCGGAGTGGTCGGCGCACCGGTCTCGTCGCCAATGCTGATGCACCGGAAGATGCCGAGTTCCACATCCGCGCCCACCCCGGCACCACAGTTGCCGGGGGTCAGGTCCGGTGCTCCGACCTGGGTCATCGGGTAGATCGACACGACCCGCACCCAAGCCATGCCGCACTTGTCCTTGCAGTTGCCGCCCGTGTACAGCGCGGTCACCGCCTCGCCGGGCACGATCCCGCAGAAGCACACGTCGGGCACCCCGTTGGCCGGGTTCTGGATCGCGCTGCACAGGCACGCGGCCAGGTCGGTCACCCGGTCGTACAGCGGGTTGGAGTCGACCAGGGCGGCGGGGTCGACGGTCAGGGTCATCGGACCACCGGCGGTGCGCCCAGCCCAGGTGCCCACACTCCGGTGACCTGTCGCCGTCCGTTCGGGTTCCACAGCGCGATGAAGGCGTCGACCTCGCGGATGCCGGTGAACCCGTTGGGGAACGCCCCGGCCTCGATCGTCATGGACACGCCCTGTCGGGTGACCTGGGTGACGTTGGTCGGCAGACGGCAGTGGTTGCCCTGACAGGCTTGGGCGTACTCGTAGGCCAGCACCCCGGCGGCGTACGCGCCGAGCCCGTCGACCGGGTAGGAGTTCAGGTAGGTCACGCTCATGGTGCCGACCTCGGTGTCGGGCAGGGTGAGGTCCTGGCAGAACGGCCACGGGCAGTCGCCGGTCCCGGCCCACACGATCCGGTCCCGGTAGGTCACGAAGTCGGTGACCTGCTGACCGTCCACCTTCACCGCATCCACCCGCCCGATCGGGGGCGGCAGCACAATGTCGCAGGTCGGGGCGCAGGTGCAGGCGGTGGTGCAGCCGCAGGAGTTGATCCAGGTGCCGTTCAGGTTCTGCGGGAAGAACCCACCGGCACCCCACATCCCGCTGCGCAGGTCCCAGTAGTTCGGGCTGAGGGTGACGATGCAGCACGACTGGCGTACCGGGCGGACGGTGATCGGACAGCCGCCCACCCGGTAGCCGGTGAGCCTGCGCAGTGTGGACGAGGCGAGCGCGGTCGCCCGGTCCTGGACCGTGGGGTCCAGGTCGGCCCAGTCGCTACCCAGGCAGGCGGGGTCGATCGGCCAGGCGCAGTCACCGAAGTCGGGCACCGTCTGGGTCATGGTCCCCTCCTAGGTTCTGTGGACTGAACCTTACGGCGCGGAGCCCACCTGCCAGGCGGTTCCAGACCAGTGCGCCAGCGAGCCGTCCCGCAGAATCACGTGCTCCCCGCTCGCCCACGCCGTGTTCGGGCTGGCCGTGTAGGTCCCGGCGGACAGTTCGGTGAAGTCGGCGGCACCGTAGGAGTTGGCCGGAGTCCAGTCGCCCGGCGTACCGGCGGAGGCACCGGTGGCCGGGATGCCGAGCGCGGTCGGACCGCAGGCGGCGTCCGGCGGAGGCACCGAGACCAGTTCCACGTGCAGGTGGTCGTTGGCGTCGATCGGCTCGTTCAGCGGACCGGCCAGGTTCGAGGCGTCCTTGGTCACGTCGTAGGGACCAACCCCCCAGGCCGAGCCGTCCTTGGACTGCGCGCCGGTCATGATGAAGTTCACCGCGTCATTGGTGATGGTGAAGTCGCCGACGATGCCGCCCTTCAAGAACGGGATCAGGAAGTAGCCGTAGGAGGACCCGGCTCCGGCCTCGCAGGCTGCAGCGGGGACGCTCGACCAGACCTCCAAGGCGAACCCGTAGTCACAGGCGTCCACGGCGGTGTTCATCCGGAACCCGATCCCGGTGTTCCCGGCGGCGTCGGTGACGATCGGCTGCCCGGTGAGCAACTGGATCAGCGCCGGGTCCACGCCACAGAAGTCGACCTCGACCGCGTACCCGGTGAACGTGGGGCACGGCTCATCCAGGATGCACACCTTGCCCGCCGCGTTGGTCACGCTGATCGCGGTCCCGGCGTCGGTGTTCGCGGTCAACGCCACCGACACGAACCCGTCGGAGGTGACCACCGAGTCGGGGCCGAGCACCTTGGCCCCGCAACCGTCGAGCCTGGTCACCCGCATGACCCGCCCACGGACGAGGCTGAAACACTTTGATGCGTCAGGCATGTCCTACACCTTCTTCCTCGTCGTGGACTTCTTGGCCGTCTTCTTCTCCGGTTCGGGTGAGCCGAATGCCTTGTCGTGGACCTCCTGGGGCACCACGAACGCGCCCTCCGTGGTGCCGACCACGCCCGGGTCGAGACCCAGGTCTTCTGCTGCGGCGAGCAGCAGAGTGGCCTGCTCACTGGGGTTGTCGTTGAACAGCACCTCAACCTGCTCGCTCACCACTGCACCTGCACCTTCGCTACCAGACAGTCGACCGCTGCGGTGTACAGCCGCTCGTACAGCACAGTCATGTCGTTGGTGGACTGGTTGACCGCATCGGCCTGGACCACCTCGCTGCGCCACAGCACCACGTGGCCGGTGACGAAGGCCAACTGGATCGCGTCCAGCACACCGCCGGTCTTCGTCTCGTTGCCGACCGAGACCGCGACCGGGGTGCCGAGCAGGGTTTCCAGGTGGTCACCCTTCTGCACCACGGCCCGCTCCGCAGCCCAGATGGAGGCCAGCATCGGCCCGGCGTGGATGACCGGGCGTCCGGCGTATCCGGCCATGCCCGCACCTTCCAGCAGCCCCAGCGCCTGAGCGGGGGTGACCGCTCCGGCAGAGTGCAGGTCGGTGCCGGTGGTCAGGATCGTGTCGTGCAGTCCGGTCGAGACCCCCTCCGGTTCGAGGGCGTCGAACGCCGACCGCAGCGCCGGGTTGTCCAGGTTGAAGCCCGGCCCCTTGCAGGTCACACCGCACTGGATGCTGAACTGGTGAGCGTTGGAGTACGACGGGCCGTCGAACCGCTTGGTCAGGCCCTTGAACCCCGAGCAGTTCACCGCGTCCACGTCCACGCCGATGCAGTTGTAGGAGTCCAGCAGCCCGATCCCGTCACCCCACGGCAGACCGTCGCGCACGTCGGCAATCGCCAGGATGCTGCCCCGAGCGGGGAAGGACGGCACGGAGACGTACTCGGCGGCGATCACCATGCTGCTCATCGCGCCACCTCCTTCTCATCGGGTGGGGGACCGGGGGCGCCCTCCGGCCCCCACCCAGACGATCAGCAGGCCAGCGTGTGCGGACCAGTCGCGCCCGCGTTGCAGATCGGGACGGTGACGGCCTTGGCGGTGTAGCACATCTTCAGCACCGCGATGCCCTGCTCGAAGAACAGCGCGGTGTAGATGTTGGTCGCCAGGGACGCAGCGTCGTAGACCGCGTTCAGGCTGATCACGTCGTTGGTGGCCTTGATGAAGGTGCCCGCCGGGAAGATCAGCGCCTGGAAGTTCGCCGGGTAGGCGATCGCCGGGGCGGTGCCAGCCGGGAACGGCGTGTCCTGCCAGTCGTAGACGAACGACGGGGTGAGGTTGCGGGAGGCGAACAGCCCGTCGATGGTCTCCTGACCGGCGTAGGACCGGTTGTCCAGGTCGTTCTGCATCGCACCCTTGACCCACCAGGGCAGCACGACCTCCATCGACGCCGACTGGCTGAGCCGGTACTGGGACCGGATGCCGTCGGCGACCAGGGCCAGGGAGTCCACCGTGTCCGCGACGGTCGAGCCGTGCGGGGTCAGCGTCTCCGGGGTGCCCGCAGCGGTCGCCATTGCGTTGATGACCTTGGCGTTCATCTTGTGCTGGTGGGCGACCATCGACCCGGTGAGCCACCGCTGCACCAACTCCGGGTAGGCGGCGTTGGTGAGGATGGGGGCCTTGATGCACAGGCCGCACACGTCGAGCCGGACCTCCACGAACGACGGGCAGGGCACCTCGTAGCAGGTCTTGGTGGTGCCGCTGATCGCCTGCGCCTCGGTCTGGCAGAAGCCGACGTTGGTGTAGATCGAGGAGAAGTCCGGCCCGGAGGTGTACTTGATGCCGCCCCGGGCCGCGTTGACCTCGGGCACCGACAGGATGCCCTCGGTGGTCTCACCGGCACACAGGTCGTACAGCGTCTCGCTCGGCGCACACCAGCCGCCGGAGGCGGTCAGCGACTTGCCGGGCAGCCGCGACTCCTGCATCGCGTGCATCAGCACTTCCATGTCGTCCGAATGCCGGTCGATGGTCAGGTCCTGGGGAAAGTCCAACTGGAACGAGGCCACGCCGTAGTGCTGCAGGTTCTCGGTGAGCCCGTCCCCGGACGGCTTGCCGAACCCGCGCATCCGGTTGACCAGCGCGGTGCCGACCGCCTCCATCGTCTCCAACCGGGAGCCGGTGGCGAAGTCGGGCACGTCAGCGGCGGCGGTGATCACCACCGGGGTGCGGGCCGGGGCAGGCTTGGCGGGCCTGGCTACCCGGGTGGCGAGGACCGCGACCTTGGCTCCGGCGGCGGGCTGCTCGACCTTGGCGGGTTCTGTGGACTGAACCTGAGCCTGGGGTGCCTCTTCCTCGCCGTCCTCCTCGTCGTCCTCGTCCTCGTCCTCCTCGTCGGGCTGAGCCTCGGGCTCGGGCGGGTCGGTGGAGAAGCGGCTGGCGAGTGCGGCGGCGCGCTCGGTGCGCTCGGTCTCGGCCAGGGCACGCTTGTCGGTCTCGGCGGTGATCGCGTCGAGGTGGTCACCCAGCGCCTCGGCCTCTTCGACCTGGGCGAGAGTGATGGTCGAAACGTCCAGCGCGGCGATCGCATCGAAGGCCGCACGCACCTCGGTCGCGTACGCGGCAAGGGCTGCGTCATCGAGGCTGGCGAAGTTCTGGTTCAGGTCCACGACGGGCTCCTTGGTGACGGGTCGGCTAATGCGATCACCGAGGCACCAAGGCCACAGGCGGGACTGCTTCTGGGCAGACCATACTGCACTCAGACGGGTCTACGCTGCCCCCATGAGCGAGACTCCTGTGAAGAACTGGGGAGAGCACAGCACCTATGACGGGTTCGGGAACGAGATGCCCGGCGACCTGCCGGTCCACCCGGACCTGACCGAAGCCGACCCCAAGAAGGAAGACGACGATGAGCAATGACGCCTTCCGCTGGATCACCGACATTCTGCTGCTGCTGATCCTGATTGTGCTGATCGTGCCGCTGGTTCGTCGGGTGCCGTAGTGGTCAACCCGGTCCCCGGCTACAACGTCTCCACGCCGTACGGCGCGCGTGGTCCGTACTGGGGCTGTGACCCGAACGCCTCCGGCGGCAAGCACACCGGAGCCGACTTCGCCGCCCCAGCCGGGGCGAAGTGCGTGGCGGCGCGGCCCGGCACCGTACGCCACGTGAACTGTGGCTCGGCGTTCGGGAACCACCAAGTGGCCGTGGAGTGCAATGACGGCACCCGCGACTTCTACGCCCACATGCGGTCTCGGGTGGCTGCCGGGACCAAGGTGCAGGCTGGCGACAAGGTGGGCGAGGTCGGCTCCGAAGGCAACGTGTCCGGACCCCACCTGCACTTCGAGCGACACAACTGTCACGGCTGCGGCTGGTCGTGCGGCATCTGCAAGGACCCGAAGCCGAGCATCAACTGGCAAGACCCGGAGGACGAAGTGAAGGAAGAAGATATCTCCGCGATCGCCTCGCGGGTGAACCACACCCTCGGCGACTGGACGTCCAGTGGCGACCAGCGGGACGTGAAGAACCCTGAGATGGCCAACCAGCGCCTGACCCAGATCGAGAACGTGGTCCGCGACATTCTCGACATTGTGAAGAAGATCGACAAGCAGGTGTCCTAGTGGCCCAGTACACCGGCGAGACCCGCCGGGTGCTGAGTTGGAACTGCAAGGTGGGCCGCGACCCGGGCGCAGTGATGGACGGCCTGCAGGAGTTCATCAGCAACCAGCACCCGGACGTGATCTGTCTACAGGAGGCAGGCGGATACCTGGACAACATCCGGAACAGGTTCGGGGAGAAGTGGTGGTGCTACGGGCACTACGACTGGGACGAGTCCGCGATGTGCCCGGTGATGACCTGGAAGGGCACCTACTCGAAGAAGAGCCGGGGCCAGAAGGACGGGTGGGACACCCTGCGCACCACCACCACCTGGACCGGGCCGCAGGGCGGGAAGCACAAGGGCCGGACCTGGACGTGGGTGAAGTGCTCGGGCCTGTGGGTGCTGAGCCTGCACCGCTGCACCGGAGGCAAGGACCAGAACAAGGCGGCGTTCACCGAAGAGCACGACAAGTTGGTGAAGTGGATCGGGAACCACACGCCGTGCCTGGTCATCGGGGACAACAACTGCGGCTCGGGTGCTGACTTCCAGGGCTCGTCGCTGCGGGTCAAGGAGCACGCTCACGGCGGCATCGACGCCTCCGGCACCATCGACTACGCGATCCAGAAGTCCGCGAACGGCACTATCGAGGTGTTGAAGCCGAGGGGGTCGGACCACGAGGCGATCCTCTGGACGCTGGGCTGAGCCGTGGCACGCCGGACGACCGGCGACACGCTGGTGCTCATGGTGGCGGGCACCGTCTGCACGGTGATCGTGCTGTCCGCGATCGCGGTGGTGGTGGTCGTGCTGGCCCGGCCCGACGCCGACGTGTCCCACCTGACCGGAGCCCTGGCCTCGGTGGTCTCCACCCTGGTCGGGATCATCGCGGGCTACCTGGCCGGGCGCACCGGGAGGGAGAAGCGTGAGGACTAGGCGTGCAATCTCCCTGACCGTGGCGGCGGGGCTGATGGTGTTCGCTCTGCTGGTCGCCGCGTTCACCGGCAACCCGGTCCCGGCGGGGTCGGTCGGCCCGCCCGGACCGCAGGGTCAGCAGGGACAGACCGGACAGCAGGGTCCGCCGGGGGTGGGGAAGACCGGCCCTCGGGGTGTACCGGGAGGGCACGGGTCGCCGGGTAGGGTCGGCAGGCCGGGACGCCCGGGGGCTACCGGACATGTCGGTCCCCGGGGTGTCGCCGGTCCACGAGGACTTCGGGGCCTACGCGGACCCCGTGGTTCCCGTGGCCCACAAGGCAGGCCCGGTCCGCCAGGACCACCCGGACGGTCGGGCGGGTCCCGCTCGGCTTGTCCGAGTGGGTGGCACCAGGCTCAGGTGACGGTCAACGGCAAGGGGGGCCAGACCGTCATCCTGGCCTGCGTGCGCTGACTACGCCTTGATGATCGGGTACACCTTCGGCATCGTGTTCGCGGCGGTGTTCACCGGGTAGGTGGCGGTCATGGTGAATACGTCGCCGTTCAGGATGTTCGCGGAGTTGAAGGCGCTGCCGGTGACGACGCCTGCGGTCAGGGACAGCACCCCGGAGTTGGTCAGGACCCAGTGCCGCACCGCGTCGGTACAGCCGCCGCCAACCCGCCAGCCGGGGGCGTAGTTGGCGGTGACGGTGCCGATCTGGGTGTCGGCGGGGTTGCTGCTGGCCAGGCTGATGGTGCCGCCGGAGCGGTGGTACTGAATCTGTATCTGGATCACGCCCTGCTGGATGCGGGCGTTCACCGAGTCACACGCCCAGCCCGAACTGGACGACGCGATCACCGACGGGATGTTGCTGGTGAACGAGTCCTGCACCTGCGGGCCGATGTTCGGCACCGTGCCGGGCGTGGCCCCGAACAGGGTGCCGAGGCTTCCGGCCATGTCGGAGTGCACCGACCCGTCACACAGATACCAGCCGGGCGGTGGGGTGCTGCTGTACCACCAGGCGATGGTCCCCTGCGGGATCGTGGTGCCCGGGGTGCCGCCGGGAATGGTGACCCGGGCGACTCCGCCGGACGGCGAGTCGACGGTGACCCCGGCTCCGACGAAGTTGAGGACCGACAGGTCGGTCACCACGGCGGTGCCCTCGTCCTGGGCGTCCGGCTTCAACGACGAGACGGTGCCGATGTTCAGGTCACCGAGCCCGATCGAGCCGTCCACGATCTTGGTGGAGTCGACCGAGTTGGGGGCCAACTGCGCCAGCCCGACCGAAGCGTTGCCGAGCGCCGCCCCGGACACCGCGCCCGAGGCCAACTTCGCGGTGGTGACCGCACCGTCGGCGAGTTCAGCGGTGCCCACCTGGCCGTCGGTGATCTGGGCCGCACCCACCGAGTTCGCGGCCAGGGTGGGGTTGGGATAGGTCCCGGTCAGAGAGCCACCGGCGGGACCGAGCGGGGTCAGCGCCCACGAGTAGCCCAGCGCGCTCCACGTCGCGCCGCCTCTGCCGAACTTGCCCTTGCCGGTGTCGGTCTCCAACCCGGGTTCGCCGTCGGCCAGCACCGGGTTGGCCGCGATCCACTGGGCGGCGGTGCCCCGTCTGACCTGGATGAGTGACTGCACGGCTATGCCTTACCCGCAGCCCAGGCGCTGCCGGTCCAGTGCATCTGACCGGCGGCGGCAGGGTTCCTGCCCTGGGTGTACTGGCCGGTGGTCCACGCCGAGGTGGGGGAGGCGGTGACCGCGTTGTAGGCGGCCTCGCCCGCATCGGCGGGCGGGACCGAGCCTGCCGCCGACCATGCCCCGGGTGTTCCGGCAGCACCGCTGGTCGACTTCACCACGCCGGGGTCGTAGTAGGTGCCGCCGTAGATCGGCTGGTAGTTGCCGTCGAAGGCGTTGTATCCCACGTTGGGAATCGTCGGCATGGTGTGCCCTCCGGTTCTGTGGACTGAACTAGGCAGCCATCTTGGTGATCGTGCCCTTGCCGCCGTTGCGAATCTGCGCGGCCCGAGCCTGCACCTCGGTGGTGTAGACGGTCTGGTTCCCGTCCGGTCCGGTGTAGAGGAACTTCTGGGCCGGGTTCTTGCTGCCGCAGTTACAGGGCACTGGGCACTCCCTTCATCCGGTTGACCAGAGCCACGAACCGGTCCTGGGCCTCGATCCGCTCCCGCTGGTGGGCTTCGATCCGGAAGGCGATCTTGTCGGCCAGTTCGTCCATCGGGTCGGAGTTGTCGGTCGGCACCATGTGGATCATCCCGGCGGCGACCAGCGCGACCTGGGTGCCCTGGCTGACCCGGGCGACCGGGAACCCGCCGACGTTGACTGCGAGGGCGGCGACAAGTTCGAGGTTGCCGCCGACCTCGCGCCAGTCTCCGGACACGTCGGAAGCCCGGAGTGCGACCACCTGGTCCCCAGTGGTCCCTGGTCTGACCCACCCCGCGCACCAGATGCCGTGCTCGTCTTCTCCTACCGCAACATCAGCGACGGCACACGAGGTGGAGTCGTAGTGCTCGGTGGCGGCGCGAACGCCCCCGCGTCCAGCGTGGCCGCCACCGAGGCTGATGACGCCGGTCCGCGCGGCGGTGCCGTCATCGAGCAGTACCTGGCCGGTGGCGAAGTGGGCGTAGTCGGTCACCGAGTGGGGTGCCTGGACGCACACTCCGTCGAACCCGATGTGGCAGACCCCCCATTCGGCGAGGTGCCCGTAGACCTGCCCCTCGTCGGTGACGGTGAGGTGGGTGGTCTCGGTGAACTCAGGATTGGAGAACCACGCGGCGGGAGCGCGTGTCCCGGCGGCGCTGGCCACCAGCGACACTGCCGGGGCCTGCTCGCCGTCGAGGTCGGCCTTCTCACCCTTGCCGGGCCAGATGCCAATGGCGTCGTGCTGCCACTGGGCGCACTGCTGGTTGATGTAGCGCAGTTTCTCCGGCGACTTCTCGGCAATCTCCTGGCCGATCTGGACCCGGCACCGGTCGAAGTCGCCCTCGGTGCCCCAGCCGATCTTGGCGTAGCCCTCGTTGCCGGGCACGGTCCAGTAGTCGTGGATGCGCTTGGTGGCCTCCGGGTCGGTGAGCCAGCCGGGGCCACGCCCGAACTCTTGGTCTGTATCCGCCTGGGCGATACTTTCCAAGGCCCAGCCCTCGGGGATGGACACGTCGGGACAGTTCAGCCGGGACGCCTGGTTCTTGATGTGCTTCTTGGTGGCCGCCGGGTCCTTGGCCCGACCGATCGCCTGGATCGCGTTCTTCAGGTCCTCGCAGTCCTCGATCGGGTAGGAGTCGGTGCCGGGCACGGTGTGTGCCTTCTTCCGCTGCGCGGGTGTGTAGTCCTTGAACTCGACCTCGGCCAGCGCCGCTGCCTCCGGGTCCTGGGGGGTTGGGCCGGGTCCAGGGAGGAACCCGTCCGGTGGCTCGCCCAGACCCACCCACGCCTCGGCGAAGGCGGGAATGGGCACGATGCTGGCCGAGGAAACCCTGGCGTGGGAGAAGGTCACCTTGTCCGAGTCGGGCTCGAACTCGAACTCGGCGTCGTCGGCGTCCACGCTGACACCGAACCGTCCGAAGTCGGCGAGCAGGCCGACCACCTCGTCGGCCTCGGGGGTGGTGAGGAAGTGGCCGGTGGCCCGCATCTCACCGTCGGTCGTGCCGATCTGCTCGATCTTGGCCACCGTGGTCGAGCCCTTGTGCCCGTCGTCGCTGGTCTTCTGCCAGGTCAGCGGCAGCGGCAGGTCGCGGTGGGTGAGCGCGCCCTCGGCGAACCGGCGTCCGTCGCCGGACCACTTGCCTTCCGGGGCGAGCACCCCGTGCCAGGGGATCGCGACGGGGGCTGGTTCTGTGGACTGAACCGGAGCCTCGGTGGTGGTGTCGGTCATGGTGATCCCTCCGCTTCTAGCGGCATTGTCGCCGGTGACGGCGACGGGGGCGAGAGTGCAGCGGCAGTTGATCCACACCGACGGCGGTCCGACCGGCTGGCCGGGGTAGAGCAGGTGCTGGCCCGCGACGGTGAAGGTGTGGCCGGGTGGCTGCTGCTGGCCTTCGGCCTCTTGGTGGGTGTGGCGCACCTTGTTGTCGTGCATGGTGACCCACTCCAAGTCGACCCGGGCGCTGTCATCGAGGGCGGCTTGCACAGTGGCGGCGTTGGTGGCGTTCACCGCGAGAAGGGTGGCGAGGACCTGGGGGTCGGTGTTGGAGTCCGACAGGCGCAGGGCACCGGACACGGCTTCGGCGTACTGGCTGGGGCGGGGCCTGCGTTGCCCGCCCTCCTCGGCGTAGGTGCGCCGGTAGACCCGGACCACCTCACGCAGCAGTGCGGTCCGGGTCTCGGGGGTGGGGTTGCCCAGCCACGCGGTGACCAGGGGGAGGAGGTCGGCGATCGCGTCGTCCTGCTGCTGGGTGCGGCGGGCAGCGAAGACGGCGATCGGGTCGAGCCTCATCGGGCCAACTCCAAGACCGGGGTGCGTTGCGCCAGTCGCAACCATTCGGCGAGGCGGTCCCGCTGGTGCGGGGACTGCTCGGCGATCAGGGCGTGGCAGTAGGCGTTGAGGACCGGGATCACCTCGGCGGGGTCGGCGATCCCGGCGAGCACCTTGTCCGCACACGACCAGGCGTCGGTCAGGCAGCCGTCGGGGTTGCCCTTCACGTACAGGTGGGTCTCATACGACGGCACCCCGGGCGGCTTGGTGCCCTGGGTGCGGAGCCGGTTCCCGGCCCGTTCCATCGCCCGGAACACCAGGGCGTCGCAGGCCGCGACCAGGGAAGCGGCGGGCAGGTCGTTGGACGGGTGGTCGACCAGCGACGGCGGCGGCGGGGCGGGGGTGCCGGGTGCACCGTAGGAGATGGGGATGTTCACCCCGAGGGCGTTGAGCGCGGCCCCGAGTTGTTCGGGGGTGGCGACCGAGCCGGAGGCCACCTTCATCAGCAGCCAGGTCTTCAACTCCTCCGCAGCGGGGGCGTCGTCCTCATCGAACCCGTTCTCCCGGCGGCAGGCTTCGGCGCTGATCAGGCCCCGGTCGTACAACTCGAAGGCTTCCTTGGACCGGTCGGGTCGCAGCCGCAGCGCGGAGGTGTCGTAGGTGATGTAGGAGGTGTTGGTGTCGCCGAGCAGGGGGTTGAGATAGCCGACGGTGAGGGCCTGGCAGATCACGTCCAGCATCGGCTCGACGTGCAGTTTGATGGTGGCTTCCTCGACCTGCCACGCACCCCAGTGGCTCATCCCGCCGCCCGCGCCGCCGCCGGTGGAGGAACTGCCCCGGGTGGACATGCCGAGTATCTGCTCGGGCGGCAGGTCCATGCCGAGGGCGAACCGCTTGATCGCCTCGCCGCGCATCTGCAGGGAGGCTTGGTCCAGTTCGGACCAGAAGGTCATCAACTTGGCGTTGGCGATCGCGTCGTCGGGGCCGGTGACCACGATCGGGATGACCGCGCTGGGTGAGCCCGGGTCCTCGATGGGCGTCATCATCGCGTTGGCCAGGGTCATCATGAAGGCGTCGGCCTCGCCGGTGGTGGCGACCTCTTGGCCGTCCTGGGCCGGTGGCGGCGGGAACGTCATCGACTGCGGCATCATCAGCACCCCGGCCCCGGCCAGGCGGCTGGTGATCTGGGCGAAGATGTGCCGGGTCAGCCACTCGATCTCACTCAGGATCGGGAGCAGCGACCGGAAAGGGGAGTCGGCCTCCATCTGCCGTCTCGGGTTGGGCAGCCACACCCGGAGCACCACGTCGTCGGGGCCGAGGGTGACCGAGGGTGCGCCGCTGCCGTAGTTGATGGTCCAGGTGGTGCCGGTGACCTGCATCTCGGTGACGCTGATGACCTCCCACACGTCGCCGGTGTCCACGGTCCGCCCGACCAGGTAGCACTCTCCGGCGATGGTCAGGTGCATGCCGACGGCGGCGAGCATCTGGGTCTGGTTCTGGGCTCCGCCGAACAGGGCGGCGAGGGCGTCGGCGGGTGGGCCGACCTTCACCTCCCGGGGTTCGCCGTCCGGGTTGGGCTGGTCGACCAGCAGCCGAGCCCGGGAGACGGCGTTGCCGAAGAACTTGGAGGCGAACCGGGCTTCGCCGCAGATCGCGTAGTGCCGGTAGCACTCGGTCTGCCAGTCCTGCTTGGGCGCATAGATACGGGGTACGTTCCCCGAGAACCTGGCGACCGATGCGACCAGGGCGGTCGGAGGTGCGACCGCAGGAGGACGACGACGTGGCATAGGGCGGCACTCCTGGGGGTGTCTTCAACGGGAGTGTCGCACACCGGGGGGGTATGGACTACCGCGCTGTCATTCAGCAAGGAGAAGTGATGAGCGAAACCCAGTACGGACCGGACCCGTCGGAGACCGTGGACACCAACGCCGGTGAGGACGCCGAGACCGGCCACGTGGCCGAGGCCGACGAGGAGGAGTCGCGCAAGACCGCCGACGCCCCGACCGGTGGCAAGGGCGGCAACGGCGGACCCGACTACCCGATGGACGAGGGCAAGTCCTAGTCGGACTGGTCGTAGGAGACCACGATCGCGGCGAGATAGGACGCGGCCCACCAGCCGTTGATGATCCACCACCACATGTTGAGGTCGGAGAGCCACACCCACACGCCCATGCCTGCGGCCAGGTAGGGGGCGAGGCAGAACTGGCACTCGAACACCGCGCCAAGGTCTCACCCATCCG